CCTTTGACACGGCCCAAAATTGTGTGTTATAATTTTGGCGCCCGCGCTACTAAAATGATAGCACGCGGACGTAAAAAGCCGCTATCAAAACGATAGCGGCTTGGGTTATTTTGTTTTTTCTTGATCTTTAATATTCTTTAAATCATATAATGCATCCTCAAAAAAAGCACAAATAAATAACCTTAATCTGGCAATCATATATATTGGAAAACATATTAGCCATATTATATATAATACATACCTTAAATTATTATTTACTAACCATTGTGCCCATGTTCTCATAATATAGCCCTAATCAATCCAATAATATTAGCAACAAAAAAAGTACCATTTAGGGTTATCAAGGAATTATCTTTTCTCTTAAACCCTACAAATAACCATGATATTGACCCTAAAGTAAAGCAGATATAACCCGCTAAAATAATTCCGAAAGCCATCAGGAATGCTCCTAATATGCTAGCAACTGTACCAATCCAAGCAATTTTGTTCATGTTTTAATTATAACAGAGTTTCCGGCTTTTTTACGTTCTGCAAAATCTTTTTTATCTTGGATAAGTTCTTCTAAAACTTCAATAGTTCTATTCTTATCAAAATTATTAAAAGGCTGCCTAACGGTATCGAACCACATAAACCAAAATTTACGCTGGATAGCATACGTCCAACCAAAACGAGAATTTTTGCGAATGATGCGATATTGTGTTTTCATAATTTCATTGTGTGGTAAGGGTTTGGGGCTTGACCTAATTCTACCATAACTATTTGCCAATCACGGCCATGATGCTTTTTATTTTCGCGCCAGCCATTCAAATTAAAATCAATTTGATGTGCTAATTCATGCGGTAAAATTACCTGCAACATTTCTCGCTTATTATTTACAAAAAACTTAGCAGCCAAATCAACGGTATTCTTTTCTGACCAATTGTAACCCGCAGTCACAGATAGGCGGTTATTCAGGATAATCTTAGGAGGGTCAAAACGCACCAATTTAGGGAATATTTCAGCATAGCTATTCCAAAGCTTTTCAGCGAGAATTTGAAGGGTTTTTGTGTCCATGTATAAATTATATCAGAAAAACAGCCAAAATAAGAGCCAAGCCAACATTAAACCATAAAAAATATTTTCGTCTCTTTTATGCTTTTCATTGTGTTTTTGTGTGTTCATACCCTACATGATAGCATAGTTTTTGTGTTGTATTTGTGCAAAATAGCAAAATAAATAAACATAAATAACTTGACACGGCCCCAAATTATATGCTATAATTTGGCGCCTCAAACGCTATCATAATGATAGCAGCCGTGTCGATAGGAAAATACTATTATGCAGATAAATAAAAAGCCCCGAAGGGCTAGAGATTAATAATTGTCGCGGATTTGTGGCTCACGTTTTTGAGCCTCATAAGCCTCAAAAGCATCTAGCAATTTTTTCAGCATGGTTTTATTAACCTTTGTCAAGCTTTCAATTTCAGCCTCAGTACCCTCAACAATAGCGCCCAACTTATCAGCCAAGTCGTCTTTTTTGGCTACAGTCTCACCGGTTTTAGTGGTGTATACTTTAGCCACATAAACTTTTTCGCGGCTCAGTTTAGCAATCACAGAGCGAACAGTTTTACCCATATTCAGGGCCAAGGTTTCAACCGTGGATTGTGTAGGGTTAGCCACATAGGTGGAAACCATTTCAACGGTTTGTTCTGGAGTGTAGTTTACGGCTTTGGTAGTGGTTGCAGTCATCATATTTCCTAAAAGATTAAGGGTTTAATTAAGGATCTCTTTCATCCCATGTATAGATTATACGTCAAAACAGTGTGCTTATTTTAACCCTACAAAAGATAGGTTATTATTAAAGTCCTTGACACGGGGCAATATTGTGTGGTATAATATTGGCGCCCCAAACGCTATCATTATGATAGCGTTTGATATTACTGTTCACCCCTAAAGTATTCACGGTTAAGGCAAGCGGGTACAGTGTCAAAGGTTCTATCCTCTAGCCCCGCATCCTCCAATGTCTCAAACTCTGTAAGATCTTCCCACATCATTTCATCAACCAGATCAAATTGCATGTTATCCTTTTAGTACGTTAAAGAATCCGCCCGCATCCATAATCCAGAAGCCTACCCCCACGCTTACAAGAGTCCAGCCAAAGCTATAATTACTCCTAGGTTTCCCATGTAAAGCCAAGTTCATGCCTAAAGATAGAAACCACAATGCAATAACAGTTATTTGAGGCCACATAATACAATCTCCAAAGGTGTGCCCGTATCGTGGGCACGTTAAACGGATGTTAAATATACGCTATAACATCAGTAGCGTGAGATTCATGTTAGTCCTTGAAGTATTGATCTATAGCAGCGCGGAATTCAAGCGTTGTATTGAAACGCATATCGTGACGCTTACAGAAGCCTGAAAATTCAGCCAGCTCTTTGATTGTGTATTGTGTGTGCATGCTGTTATTATATCACGCTTTACCGCGATACGTCGGCACAGTACGAACAAACCAAAACTTATTTGTCTCAGCAATTTTCTTAGCCAAGCTCTTGTTAGTATACGCTGAAATGATAGCACCGCTTGTTACATGAATAACAATGTACGTTGGTTTCATTTGTTTAGGCAAAGGGTTTGGTGTAGTGGTAATCATAGCGTTATTATATCACGGTTTCATTACAAACAAAATATAGTAGAAGAAAGGCCCTCCCACAAGTAGGGACATTAGGAGAGCTTGTGCAAATGTTTTCATAGGTTTATTATAACTAAAAAATTATCTATCGGTTAACCCTACATAAAATAGGTTATTAATAAATAAGTTGACACGGGGTCCAAATGTGTGATAGATTAGTTCGATAGAGTATGCCTATCACATAGGGGCGGTTAATAAACTACCTCTATCCTTATAGCTACGGGACCCACCAACACGGCCACTTTTAATATTATTTGATAAAACTTTTGGGTGCCAGTCTATAGTATAACGAGTACCCCGGAGCAAATTTACATATTGACTAAAGTTTCCTTAAATGATATAATTAAATTTAACTTATGGAATTTTATGAACTTAAATGAACTTTATGAATATGATGATGGCTTACTTTCAAATAAGAAAACTGGACATATTTACTGCAACTTAGATAGAGATGGGTATGTGCGCGTACGCAAAGATGGAAAAGAATATCGCGCTCATAGGCTAATATGGGAAATGCATTATGGGTCTATACCTACAGGCATTTTAATAGACCATATAGACGGAGACACTTTAAATAATAGAATAGAAAATTTAAGGCTTGCTACACGTCAGCAAAATAATGCTAATGCTAAAGGAGGTAAAAATGGCAGTACTCTACCTAAAGGACTGACGCAAGTTAGTACAGGGTACAGAGCTAGACTAACTTTTAAAGGTACTACTTTTTCTCTTGGCACGTATACTACAATTGAAGAAGCAAAAAAAGCCTATGATGATAAGAATAAGGAATTAAACGGTGAGTTTGCTAAGGGTTAAGAAAATTCATGCATTGACTGCCCCACGCTAAAGTAGTATAATCAGGAGAAATATGTAACCTCCCAAGGAGTCCCAATTGAGTCAATTACCTAAAAACCTTCCGGCTAACACGCCAGCGGAAGTGTTAGAAATCAGCCCAGAAGCTTTAGAGATCGCTAACTGCTACCTACAGACCCAAGATGCAGCAGAGGTTTCTAGCATCTTAAATGTGCCTTTAACCTTAGTCACAAAAACTTTGGCCCGTCGCGACGTACGCAGCTATGTTGACCAAGTGTTCTTTGACATTGGTTTTAATAATCGCTTTAAGATGAGAGCTGCAATGGATGCGATACTGAAGAAGAAGTTTCAGGATTTAGAAGAGGCAGATGTAGGATCTTCTAAAGATATCTTAGAGATTTTAGCCCTTAGTCATAAAATAACCATGGAGCAAATGGCTCGCCAGATTGAGCTAGAAAAAATCCATCAGGGCAATATTAAGTCTCAGGTTAATGTTCAAATTAATGACTCTGGCATTGGTGATGGCACTAAGTACGGTAACTTATTACAGCAACTTATTAGCTTAGATAAGGAACCCGCGTAATGCTAACAATTTCCCGCCCTGACATTGCCTCAGACTCTATAACTGAATTTCCTGCTACATCGCGCTTTATTAAGCTCCCTATTACGAACTATCTTCGTTTACTAAATATTTGGGAAACGGTTAATGCACCGCAGATGGCCTTAATTAATGCCGTAAATAACCCTAAGTACCGGTTTGTTTGCGCTGCACTAGCACGCCGTTTAGGTAAGACCTATATGGCTAATGTAATTGGTCAACTGGTAATGCTAGTGCCTGGGTGTAATGTTTTAATTATATCACCTAACTTTTCGCTTAGCTCGATCTCGTTTGAGCTACAACGTAAGCTGATACGACACTTTGACCTAGAGGTAGCCCGCGATAACGTGAAAGACCGTATCTTAGAGCTAGAGAATGGGTCTACTATTCGTTTAGGTTCTATTTCAACTGTAGACTCGTGCGTTGGACGCTCCTATGACCTAATCATCTTTGATGAGGCTGCTTTGGGTGATGGAGAGGCTGCATTTAATATTGCTCTTAGACCTACCTTAGACCGTCCTGGGTCTAAGGCAATTTTTATCTCTACACCTCGTGGTAAAAACAACTGGTTCTCCAAGTTCTTTGACCGCGGGTTTAGTGACCAGTTTCCTGAATGGGCTTCGATAACTGCTGACTATACTGAGAACGCTCGCATGAGCGAAATTGACGTTGCTGAAGCTCGCCGTGTAATGTCAAAAGCTGAGTTTGAACAAGAGTACATGGCTTCATTTAGTGTATTTGAGGGTCAGATTTACTCGCTTGAAGCTGATAGGCGTTGTGAGTACGTCCGTCGCGACGGCGACGAGGTTATTGCAGGGCTTGACCCTGGGTATAAAGATCCTACGGCATTCTGTGTTATTATTTACTCTACTTGTGATGACACCTACCATGTAGTAGACGAGTATCAAGATAACCAAGCTACTACACTACAGCACGCAGAACGAATGCAAGAGCTGATTACTAAGTGGAATATAGAGACTATCTTTATTGATGCTGCAGCTGCACAGTTTGCTGCTGACTTAGCTTATGTACACGACATTGCCACAATCAAAGGAAAAAAGTCTGTACTAGACGGTATTGGGCTAGTACAGACTTTAGCAGATCAAGGTCGTATTAAAGTAGCCCCTCACTGCGAGCATACTTTATACATGTTTGACCAGTACCGTTGGGATCAAAAAGACACTGTTGTTAAGGAGCGTCCTGAGCATGGCCTGGCGTCGCACATGGCGGACGCTTTGAGATACGCTTTGTATACTTATACCATTGGTGGGTAAAAGCTTCTTTAGCTGTGATAGATTCCTCTATAGCCTCTTTCTCGTGCTTTAGGTGTGTGTAAAGGGCACCAATAGTAATATCTGCAGGTAGGTGGCTTATACGATCTATAGCCCAGTCTATATGAGACATCTCTTCATACTTAGTCATAATTAAAAATCCTTTTCCACAGGTTACGATTTTGGTGTTTAATAAGAAGTGCTTGTGTCTCTTTATAGGCTATTTCCAAGGGAGGGTATAGGGCGGCGTATAATGCATTCTGGTCCCTACCCTGTCTAACTTCTTCAACTACCCTAAGTTGTATAAATTTATCCAGGTATTCTTCTTGTAGAGTTTCAAGCACTTCTTCTAGCTTTTCACTCTTTCTAGTTAATTCAATGGTCTTACTAATAAAAGATATACTACCTTCCCTCATAAGATCTGGATTACTAAGCAGTAGGTCATAGTCTATAGCAGGGTCTAGCTTAGGTATGCTCGTATTTAAACAGCTAGTATACTGTGCCAACTCATTAATATAGTATGTCTCCATAATATCTAAGTAGTCTTTATGGCAGTATAATAAAATACTAGACTCAGGTACTCCATATTGATTGTATGCAGCCTGCATTTTCTGTGCTGCGCAACATTTACGAAACTTATCCATGTGTTGTAAAAGTCTAGCGTGAATATCTTGCGCTTGACCGATGTAAAACATCTCGTCATTAAAACTTAATCTATATATTCCTGAAGCCATTATTGCCTTTAAATATTATATTATACTATAGCCACCTGCTTTCCGCAATATAAAATTTTAATACCCTGTAGCTTAAAAAATTTAGATATTGACACCCTTATGCTAAAGTGATACAATAGGGGCATGAATAAAAACGTGTAAAAAATTATGGCAGCAAATACCGGTAACAACAGGATACCTGTTAAGTGGGTTCGAGATAAAGCTAAAGCAGCCTATACAAAGGCAGAAGCTTGCTATATCTGCGGTACTACACACGAGCTAGAACTGCATCACTTTAATTCAATAACAATACTATTAGAAGCCTGGGCGACTAAAAAGAAGTACGATATTTCTACAGATGACGGGATAGTATCTGTAAGGGACGAGTTTATTGAAGAGCACCATGATGAGTTATATAACCAAGTCAGGACTTTTTGTAATAAACACCACGTTGCCTTACACAGAATATTCGGTAAAGCTCCTCCACCTAACTCTATGCATAAGCAGGAGCGTTGGGTAGAGATACAAAAAGCTAAAGCGTCCGGTGAAACTCCTACAAAATCTTTAGTAGTTGGCTCTTTCTTTAGTGCCTTTACTTAAGGAATAAAATGTCATGGTACAATAATGTAGGCAAGTGGGTTTCCACGAAGCTAAACCCAGCACAAGAACAAATTAAACGGGATGAAGGCGACAATTTAGGTAGTGATATAAAAATGTCCAACCTACTAGCCTTTACTAAGTTAGAGACAGTAAACAGAGGTACTAATATGATTGTCAGTGGCTGTGCTAGCCTAGACTTTGATATTAAAGATAAAATATCTGATGTAGCCTCAGGTATGCGTCAAAAGACTTTAGCTACCTTGCTAAACTTTAAACCTAACCCTTACCAATCTGCACAAGACTTTAGAATTAATATATTTACAGACTTTATCTTAGAAGGTAATATGTTTATATATTACGATGGTGCTCATATGTATCATCTTCCTGCTTCTCAGGTACAAATCTTAACAGACGATAAAACGTATATTAAAGGCTATACCTATAATAATACAACTACATTTAAAGCCGCAGAAATTATACACATAAAAGAAGTTAATGGAGACTCTATTTATAGAGGAACCAGTAGACTTAATTCTGCTGCCAGATCTATAAGCATTCTATACAAAAT